AGGGTTGATGATAATGGGAAACCTATATATTCAGCTAGTGAATTAGCTAGGAATTTATCAGCTGTTGGAAATATTGTTAAATCACTTAAACAACTTGAAAAACAAGTTAGGCAAGAACAGTTAGATGATAATACTGCTCGTGGTGGGGCAGAAATAGGAATGTTTGAAATACCTACTGATATAGGCAAAGATGAGTAATTTATATAAAGTAGAGGTTAAGAAATTAGATGACAAACATAAATTCACTATACCAGCAGATACATACACAAAAAATAATTATTATACTTCTGCTCCAAAAGGTACTAAAGAGTATAAGAATTATTGGAGAGAGCAATTAAATTATTGTATTAATGGCTATACAGCTGAGGACGGTGATAGAATTAGTGGATATTTTTATTGGTACTTGAATTTTTGTCCTATTATTAAAACGACAAAAACAGAAGGTGTCAATAAGAAGGGTTATAAAATAACCAAGAAAGAAAGGGTATTGGGATTCCCTGACTTTTATGATTATGATAGATCTTATTTCGACGCAATAGAAGAATCCGAAGATAACGGCAAGCACCTTACTGTAATCAAGAAAAGGGGTGCTGGTTATTCTTTTAAAGGAGCTAGTATGTTGTGTAGAAACTATTATTGTATCCCTAAATCTAAATCTTATGCTATCGCTTCTGAGATGGAATTTCTGACCAGAGATGGTTTACTTTCTAAAGCTTGGGAGATGATGGACTTCATAGATCAAAATACAGCATTTGCTAAGAAGAGACAAAAGATTGATACTAAAATGCATAAGCGTGCATCTATTGTCAAGGATGTAGATGGTATCAAAACTGAAATAGGTTATAAGTCAGAGATTATAGGTATTAGTTTAAAAAACGACCCGCAGAAAGCAAGGGGTAAACGTGGTAAATTAATACTATGGGAAGAAGCTGGTAAATTTCCCAATCTACTTACTTCATGGCAAATTGCTAGGCCATCTGTAGAAGACGACGATGGTTTTGCATATGGATTAATGATAGCATTTGGTACTGGTGGTACAGAAGATGCTGACTACGGGGGCTTAAAAGAATTATTTTATAGTCCGGACGCATATAATTGTTTACCTATACAAAATGAATGGGATGAAGGTACATTAGATAAAGCTTGTGGGTTTTTTGTACCACAATATTATAATATGTTTGGTGGCGAAAATGCAGAAATGCCATTTATGGATGAAAATGGTAATTCTAACATTAAGGCTGCATATAAATTTGCTTCAAGAGAAAGGGAGCGAGTAGCAAATAGTGCCAGTGATAGAAATGCTATAGATAGGTATATAGCAGAACGTCCCTTCACACCAACAGAAGCTTGTTTACAAATTAGTTCTAACATATTTCCTAAAAAAGATATGATAGGTCATTTATCTGAAATTAGGAATAGTAATGTAATAAGAGAATTTAAACAAGTTGGGGAATTAAATTGGAATAAAGATGGTACTTTAAGATGGGAGCTGGATCCTAGAAGAAAAGATATTATCAAATATAGATTAGATCCAGGAGATTCTAAAGAAGGCGCTATTGTAATTTGGGAGAACCCGGCTGACGACCCCCCATTCGGCCTCTACGTCGCTGGGTGCGATCCCTATGACCATGACAAGTCTACAACCAATTCTTTAGGGTCTTGTGTAATATTTAAACGTTTTCAGAATTTTGAAAATTTCTATGATCTTCCTGTAGCAGAATATACAGGTAGGCCAGAAACAGCAGATGAATTTTATGAAAATGTTAGGAAGTTAGTAAAATATTATAATGCTACTTTGTTGTATGAAAACGAAAAGAAAGGTTTGTTTACATACTTTGAAAAGCATCATTGTGAATACCTACTTGCAGATCAACCAGGTACTATTAAAGATGTATTAAAAGATACTAAGGTACAGCGAGGTAAAGGTATTCACATGAATAAAGAAATTAAGATATGGGGCGAAGGATTAATTAAAGATTATTTAAATGAAGAATTTGCTCCTGGTCAAAAAAATTTAGTTAAAATATATTCAGAACCTTTATTAGAAGAATTGATTAACTATAATGATGAAGGCAACTTTGACCGTGTAATGGCATTTATGATGGTTATGATATATAGGGAAGAGTTGTATAACGTTAACGTGAAAACTAAAAAGGAATATGGGAGAGAAAGAATGCTCTTCCCAGAACCTTTATTTAAACATAATTTAATAGACTAGCTAGGATGAATAGAAATAATTCAACGTTTCCAGTTCAAAAAGTTCCTTTAAGTAAAAAGACAAAAGATTGGAGAGAGCGGTCTGTTGATGCTACTATAAGTAAAGAAGGTACTGGATTTATTGGAAAATATACCAGAAAAGAGAAAATGGCCATAGATTACGAGCTCTATAATGGTAATTTCAATAAAAAAGATTTGAAATATATTACTGACCCCATGGATATCGGGGACAGTGCTCCAGCATCCCCTCAAGAATTTAATATAATTAAACCAAAAATAGATTTATTGGTAGGGGAAGAGTCAAAACGTCCTGATAACTTTATGGTTATTCAGTCTAATGACGATGCTGTTAGTATTCTTCAAGAGAAGAAAAAAGAATTATTGCTTAAATATGTTCAGGATTATTTGACTTCTAGGGAAGATCAACCACAAAATCCTGAAGATAAGCCAATGACACCACCTCAAATTCAAGAGTATCTTAATAGAAATTATAAGACAATAGCAGAAAAACAGGCTCTTTATTCTTTACGTTATTTGAAAGAAAAACTTAATTTAAGGAATGAATTTTTAAGGGGCTGGAAAGATGGACTTATCGCAGGGGAAGAAATATATTATGTAGGTATTCATAATGGAGAACCAAGTTTATATAGGGTTAACCCATTAGATTGTGATTACGATGCAAACCCAAACTTAGAATGTATAGAAGATGGGGATTGGTTCGTTAAACATACTTATATGAGTCCTCAAGAAATATATGATACTTACCAAGATAAGCTTTCTGAAAAAGACTTAAATACTTTATTAGATATGAGTTTTGGTTCTGGTGGATCAAAAATGATGGATAGAACAGACTCATATAAGCCTATAGTATATACTGAAAATTTAACAGATACATTGGCTTCTTATAAAAACAAGACTCATACAGATGACAAATTAGATATATGGCATGTTGTATGGCGGTCTTGGCAAAAAGTAGGATTTGTTACTACTTTAGATGAATTTGGAGATGAAGAAGAAGTATTAGTAGACGAACATTATAAACCAGATCCAGAAGAAGATATTGATTGGCAGTGGATTAGTCAAATTTGGGAAGGTTATAGAGTTGGTTCTGATTTATACTTTGGCATAGAACCAGTAGACTATATTGATGCTCCAATGGATTCGCCAGTTAGACAAAATTTACCTTATATTGGTGCTATTTATAGTAATACTAACTCTAGAAATAAGTCATTAGTTTCTACCATGAAACCTCTACAATATATGTATATTATTGTATGGTATAGGTTAGAATTAATGCTTGCTAGGGATAAAGGTAAAGTTATTAATATGGATATAACACAGATTCCCAAAAGTATGGGAATTGACATCAAACAATGGGTGCATTATTTAGGTGCTCTAGGTGTTAATCTTATTAATCCATATGAAGAAGGTTGGGATATTCCTGGTAGGGAAGGCGGTAAGCCGGCCCAGTACAATCAAATATCAGCCAATGATTTAAGTATGATGAATGTTATAGATGGTTACATTGGTCTACTTATGAAAATTGAAGATATGATTGGCGAACTTTCAGGTGTATCTAAACAGAGACAAGGTGCAATTCAACAGCGTGAATTAGTTGGTAATGTGGAAAGAGCTGTTATACAGTCTAGTCATATTACCGAACCCCTATTTTGGAAACATAATCTGGCTAAACGTAACGCCTTGACTATGTTACTTAATACAGCTAAACATGCTTGGAAAAATACTGATAAGAAGAAATTGCATTTTATCTTTGATGATATGACAAGAATATTTATGGACATTACAGAAGACTTTTTGTATTCAGATCTAGATATATTCTTGACAGATTCTACTAAAGAACAGCAAAATCTTCAAACTCTTAAGTCATTACTTGAGCCGGCAATGTCTGCAGGAGCAGGTCTATTTGATGCGTCTGAAGTTATTACATCAGATAACATTCAAGAAATTAAAGGCAAGCTTAAAGATATTGAACTTGAACGTAAAGAACGTGAAGAATCATTATCTAAGCGTCAACAGGAAGCTCAAGAAATGCAACAGCAAATGGAAGCTCAGCAAAGAGCAGAAGAGCTTAGGGTTAAAGAAGAAGATTCTATACGTAAATCTGAAACTGATATTGAGGTTGCCATGATTCAAGCAGAATCTAAAGCTCAATTTGATGATGATGAAACAGATAGAATGAAGCTAGACCTTCAAGCGCAGAAACAGAACCAAGATTCTGAGATTAAGAAAAAAGAACTTGAAGAGAAAGTAAGACAAAATAAAGCCGATGATAGGCTTAAAGAGAAAGAACTTGCGATTAAACGTGAACAAGCAAATAAAACTAATAAAACTAAATAATTATGGCAGAAGAAAATACTCCATCAATAGGGGGATTTGATCAACTTGCTGGTCTTATTACCGGCAATACTGAAAGTGATGTAGATCCTCAAGGTGGAAGGTCAATGGACGATGTGCCATTTGTAGATCCGGAAACAGTTAGGCAAGGAGAAGTTCCGAGGAAAGAAGAAGAGGAAGAGGATACCACTAAATCTTCAGAAGAAGAGGAAGTAGAAGAAGAGTTGGAAGAAACTGAAACTACAGAATCTACCGAAGAAGAAGATGATGATAAAGAAAAAGGAGAAGGAGATGATAAAACTTCTTCTGATGCTGAAGATTTATCTGATTATGAGGAAGATATTGTTTCTTTCCTTAATGAGAAATTTAGTGATTCGCTAGGTTGGAACCTTCCTGAAGAAGATGCACCAAAAAATGTTCAAGAGTTTATAGACTTCATGGGCGGATTGGTAGATGAGGCATCTAAACCAAAATATGCTAGTGAAGACATAGAAGCTCTTGATGATTTTGTGAAGAATGGTGGTAATCTACGTGATTTTTATGACCAAACGGTTGAATCTAAAATAGATACAGAAAGTGTTGATTTAGAGAATGAATTTCAACAAAAACAAGTTGTTAGAGAACATTTGAAGAATCAAGGTTATTCTGATGAGAGGATTAATCGTTTTGTTAGTAGATATGAAGATGCTGGTGTTTTAGAAGATGAAGCTAAAGATGCGTTAGAATTAGTTAAAGAACATAATGAAAAAACTAAAGAAACGCTATTAGAAAATCAGAGAAAACAAGCTGCTGAATTTGAAAAACAGCAACAAAAATTTATATCTGACGTAGAAAAAACTATAGATAACACAGATAATATCGCAGGAAATAAGTTGTCTAAAAAGGAAAAAGAAGACCTTTTAGACTATGTACTTACTCCTGATAATAGCGGTCTAACTGGTTTTCAGAAAGAATATAATAAAAATATGTCTGAGAATTTGGTTAAGATCGCTTATTTTATGAAACATGGTGAGTCTTTAGTAGACAAAAGTGTTAAAAAAGGCGAATCAAAAGCTGTTAAAAACTTACACGATAAGCTAAAACAAAACAAAGGCAACAAATCTAAAAAAGCAGGTAGCCAGAGTAGTACAGAAGCTTCTCAAGGGCTAAGTTTGTTGAGCAGCATGTTGACTAATAATGAATAAATTTTTAAATTAATTTGAGTATGGATAATATGTTAAATGATCTAGTTCTTTATAGAACTAAATATTTTTCAGATCTTGTAGACGAGAACATGCTGACCAATGCTCTAGTTACGCAACCTCATAAAGTATCTCCGGTAATTTCTTATATTTTCGGTTACTTTAATCAGGGGAACGTACTTGACTATATTACAAATGGTATGGGTAACACCGTTACCACTGAGCATAGGCAGTATGAATGGGATGTAATGATCGAGCACGACAAGCCCATCACTATTCTCGATGCTAAATGGCAGGGAGCTTCTATTGACACTTCCAGTTCATCTACCGATGTACCTGGTCTTGCTCAATCTACAATTCAATTGTGGCTTCCAGAAAAATGGTTTGGACCTGGCGCTATTTTGACGTTCGATGACAAAGAATTTCAAGCAAGGGTTGTTGGAGAACCTTATGAAGATGGTTCTTCTTTTGTATATACTGTAGTCGTAGCAGACGGTAAAGCAGAATCTTATATTGATCCTACTTTACTCGCTTCAGGTAAGCAAGTAAGTCGTTTGGCTTCTGCTTATGAAGAATACAGTGAAGAAGCTGA